TACCACTAAATGTTTTATCTAATATTGAATATAATTTAACAAATGATAAAACATTTAGTGGTATAATGCAAATAACTGTGCCATGTCCTCCTTGGGTTACAACTAATTGGCATTATAGTGGAACATTTTTTTGGTTTAACACAGAAAAATTATTTAGTATAGCTGGATGGGATAGTTTTGAAAAAGGAAGATTTTCAGTAGAAGGTTATCCTGGAAAAATGGTAGATGTATCTAATTCACATGTTACATTATGTAGTGAAAATTATAATTGGAATTCATATCAACCGATGATATGGAATAAATATCTAAATGAAACAACATTAGAAGCAATTCAATATACCCAATATTGGGAATTATATAATCAAATATTTTAAAATGTATTCAGTTATTATACCTACAATGTGGAAATGTAATAGATTCCAACAAACACTTAGAGAATTAAGTGCACATGAATTAGTTGGGGAAATTATCCTAATAGATAATACACCAAATGATTTAAAAATAGAATTACCAAAATTAATTCATATATTAGAAGGAAAAAATACATATGTTACTGCACCGTGGAATAAAGGAGCTAAACTGGCAAAATATGATAAACTTTTAATTTTAAATGATGATATTTGGATGGATTGGAACATATTAAACATACTAGAACCACATATTACAGAACAAATCGGCTTAATTGGATTAGAGGAAACTGAATACAATATTGAACATTCAAACGATGCGTTTGGATTAGAACCAATTGAAAGAAGGAATGGTGGATGGGGATGCGCAATATTTGTTCATAAAGAAAACTATACCCCAATACCAGAAGAAATGAAAGTATGGGGACAAGATGATTGGTTATTTGTAAAAGCTAGAAATAGAAGAAAACAAAATTATAAATTAGTAGGATATACTATTTATGGTGAATTATCAGTAACTAATAATATTTTGGATGCTGATCCTGAAATTCATTTAATAAGAGAAAACGATTTAAGATTAAAACAACAATATAATTTATTTTAGTTATGTACTTACAAACACCTTACAAAATTAGTTACGATACCACAAAGTATCCATTTAGAAACATAGTCTCGGATATGTTAGAACTTACAGAAGAATTTCCGTTAGAAGATTTACATATATTAGAACACTATGATTTATTAGTTAGAGAAAAGGATCAATCTACGATTTGGCATAAAAGATATTACGACAAATATAAAACGGAATTTTTACCAACCTATTTAGAATTAATTAAAGAACTTAAAGAAAGGTTTGGTTATGATGAAATTATTTATCAGAATATTCCAACATTTAGAGTTCAATTAGCAGAAGGTAATTTGGGAGTTGGTGAATGGCATAAAGATAGCACTTATAATCATGGAACATCAGAAGTAAATTTTTGGATACCATTTGTAAATACCAATGAACAAAATACTATATGGATGGAAAGTAAAGAGGATAAAGGTGATTACAGACCATATAAAGTAAACTATGGTGAAATATTGGTATTTAGTGGTGCTAATTTATATCATGGTAATAAAAACAATGATAGTAACCAAACTAGAGTATCAGTTGATTTTCGTTTAGTAGACCCGGTTAAATTTATACCAAACGAAGCAGGTTCAATTAATATGAAAGCAAAATTTGATGTTGGTGGATATTTTGAAAAATTATAATTATTAGTATGGTAACCGTATCCGAAACAGCAGCTAAAAAACTAAACTCACTAATTGAAGAAAGTGGGTTCAAAACTCCCTTTGTTAGAGTTGCAGTTAAAGGTGGTGGATGTAGTGGATTATCATACGACCTTTCATTTGATACTGAACAACATCCTTCGGACACTCTCGCCGAAAATAATGGAATAAAAATTTTAATAGATAATAAATCGTTACTATATCTTTTTGGTACTGAATTGGATTTTTCAGATGGATTGAACGGTAAAGGGTTTCAGTTTATCAATCCTAATGCATCCCGTACTTGTGGGTGTGGTGAATCATTTGCATTATAAATTCTTAGTATTATTTGGAAATATACTTAATAAAGTGTATATTTGAATAATAAACATTTACATATGATAAAATTAGTAACAGACAGTTCGGTGTTAAGAAAACCAATATCACCAACAACATTTACAAAAGAAGAACAAGATTTGGCAACCGCTGCATTATTAACCGCAGTTACTCAACATCAAGGATTGGGTATGAGTGCAAATCAAATTGGTTTAAATAAAAGAATTTGTGTAATCAATGTTAAAGAACAACCTTTAGTATTGGTTAATCCTCAAATATTAGATGAGGGACAAGAAAAGTTAATTTATTTTGAAGGTTGTTTATCTTTACCTAAAACAATGAAAAAACCTATTAAGACAGTTCGTTCTTATAATGTTAAAGTTAAAGCAGATAATTTTCCTGATGTATTAGAATTTGGTACTGAGGAAAGAAATCATCAAGATATTAATTCATTATTTAGTGATATTAATTTATTAGAATCAGTTTGTGTTCAACATGAAATTGACCATTTGAATGGATTGACAATTAGAGATAGACAATATACTGAAACTGTTAGATTAACTTCGTTTGGAAAATTAGGAAGAAATGAAAAACTTTTATTAAAAAAAGGTGAAGAAACTCTTTCAGTTAAGAAAAAGAATTTATCAACTTACTTAGAGCAAGGATGGGAGGTAGCATAATTATGGAATATGTAATAATAATATTAACACTATTCATTACTGCATTGGGATATGCATGTTGGAATCTTTTAAGAAAATTAGAAAAGTTAGAAGAAGTATTAGAACAAAACACAGATAGTTACATTCAAATTTATAATGTGATGAAAGAAATAGATTCTACTGGTGCATTTGAAAGTGATGATGAAGTGGGTTCTACCTTTAGTGATTTAAAAAATCTAATTGATAGAAATAAAAACGTATTAAACGGAAAATCATAATGGGAAGAAAGAAAAAAGATACCAGATACTTTACTGAAGAAACTGAAGCCGCTATTATAGCATTTAATAAAACAACTGATCAGAAGGAACGTAATGTATTGTATAGAGATTACATACACTATTCGTTTTATAAATTAGCAGAGAATGTTTTAAATACATGGGGATTTACTTATTTTGATGATGATAAAGAAGATATTAAATTTGAAGTTATTTCTTTCTTATTAGAAAAAATACATAAGTTTGAAGAAGGTAAAGGTAAGGCATTTAGTTATTTTACGATAGCAGCTCGTAACTACCTTATTCTTAATAACAACGCCAACTACAAACGTTTCAAAGCAACATCACAATTAAGTACAATGCCAGAACATTGGGATTTAGAAAATGATTTTAAACAAGAAGCACATAATGATGAATTCAAAACATTTAATATTAGAATGTTAGAATATTGGGATTTAAATCTTAATAAGGAGTTTACTAAAAAAAGAGATATACAAATTGCAGATGCAGTATTAGAATTATTTAGAAGAGCAGAATATATTGAGTCATTTAATAAAAAATCTTTATACTTATTGGTTCGAGAAATGACTGGTTATAAAACACATTATATAACTAAAGTTGTTTCTAAAATGAAAGAAACTCAAATGAAATTGTATTATCAATTTTTAGATGAGGGAGATATTACACAAGAATCAAAAGACCCATTTTGGAAGAGAACAATAACGAGATGAGAATATTAGGAATATCAGCGTTTTATCACGACTCAGCAGCTGCATTAATTGTAGATGGCAAAGTTGTATCGGCACAAGAAGAAGAACGATTTACAGGTATAAAACACGATCAGAGATTTCCTATCAGTTCCATTAAGTGGATTCTAAAACAAAATAAATTAAAGATTAACCAAATAGATAAAATTGTTTGGTATGAAGATCCTAAAAAGAAGTTTGAGAGATTTAAAGAACAATGGCATAAATATTTTCCAAAAACATTAGGATTAACTAAGAAATTAATATGTTGGAAATCTAATAATAATATTGAAGAAATCATTAGAGAACAATTAGGATATAAAGGTTCTATTGAATATGTAGAACATCATATTTCACATTTAGCATATTCATTTTATACATCACCATTTAATGAAGCACATTTGTTTTCCGTAGATGGTGTTGGTGAAAATGAAACGGCTATATTAGGATTGGGTATTAAGGGTAGATATATTCAACCATTAGAAAGAACACATTTTCCACATTCATTGGGATTACTTTACGCTACAATTACTGCATTCTTAGGATTCAAACCAAATAGTGGTGAATATAAAGTAATGGGATTGGCAGCATATGGTAGTGATAAGGATGTGTATAGAGAACAATTTGAAAAATTAGCAAAACTAAATGGTAATAATTTAGAATTAGATTTAAAATATTTTGCATTTCATTATTCTGAAAAGAAAATGTTTACTTTTAAAATGAGTGAACTATTTGGTATTACTCCTCGTATTCCAGAAAGTGAATTAGAACAAATACATAAAGATATTGCATTTTCATTACAGGCACATTACGAAAGATTATTTTTCAAAATGTTAAACAACTTCCATACACACTATCCTATGGATAATTTATGTTTAAGTGGTGGATGTGCTTATAATGGATTGGCCAATGGTAAGATAACATTAAACACTCCATATAAGAATGTTTATGTACCACCGGCTCCATCAGATGCAGGTAGTGCTATTGGTGCTGCTTTATTGGTGTGGATGAAACAACCCCTAAACAAAAGAGTAGAAAATACAAACCCATATTTAGGACCATCATACACTCATGCGGATTATTTAAATGTTATTAGACAGTATGTTCCTATGGATAAGGTGAAACATATGACTACACCAATTGTATTGACTAAAGAGGTTGCTAAGTTGATTAATGGGGGTGCAATTATAGGTTGGTTTAAAGGTAGTAGTGAATTTGGACAAAGAGCATTAGGACATCGTTCTATACTAGCTAATCCAACAATTCCAGATATTAAACCTAAAGTAAATAGAGTTATCAAAAAGAGGGAAGGATTTAGACCGTTTGCACCAATGGTAATTGCAGATGAGGCTAATAACTACTTTGAAATGTTAGGACAAGAAGTTCCTTATATGAACCAGGTATTTAAAGTTAAAGATGGTTTTATTGCAGGTTTACCATCTATTACTCACGCCGATGGAACAGCAAGAGTACAAACCGTTACAAGAGAATTTAATACAGACATATATTTTTTACTTAAGGAATTTAAAAAATTAAGTGGATATCCTATCTTACTTAATACCTCATTTAATTTAAGAGGTCAAACAATGGTATTAGACCCCGAAACTGCTATTAAAACATTTTACGATTGTGAAATGGATTACTTAGTATTGGGCAGTTATATCATTAGTAAGTAAGTTTTTAATTACACAATATTTATAAAAAAGATTTATGGCAAATGTAGACATGAATTTTCCTTTATTTAAGGGAAAAACATTTAGTGATTTGTTGGGAGATATTTACGAAAACCAACAAAGTAAAAAGAAAAACATTTCAGGTCTTATTGAAGAAATGAGAAAATTGGTAACTAAACCATCCGATGTAATCACAATCGGCCCTATCATTACACAATTGATAGAAGCAAGTATTAGTAACGATGACCATTTGATTAAGATTGCAAATATAGCACAAAAATTAGTATTAGCAAATACAAAGAAAGCCGGTGATGAAGGTTGGTTAAGTGAAGATGATAAAAAGGCATTATTGGAGGAAATGGATGTAGTTGCAAAAGAAATCACACAAAGTACAGATGATAAGATTGAAGATTTAGAATTTGAAATTGAATCATTAAAAGAAACATTGGGTAAATAAAATGGCACAAAATTTCTTTTCATCCAAACAAGCCACAACACAGATAGCAACATCTGGTGCAGGGATTTCTTTTGATTTAGCATTAGTTAATAATGTTATTTTGGATATGGCTGATATTAAAGATTCATTAGATATACATCACACTTTATATCCTGAATTAAATAAAGATACGGATTATGTTGAAAAGAATACATTAAAATATGGTTCAATTCGTTATAGATTACTAGGAATTGGTAGTGAAGTAAATGATGCAGATTTACCGATAGCATACCCATTATCACGTGAAGATTTTGCATTACCTGTTACTGATGAAATTGTAAAAATATATACAATTTTAGGTTTAGATTATTATGAAAGAATTAATATAGAAAACTCACCTAATTTTAATACCGACCTTAGAGTTTTTATAGCAGCAAGTAAAACAACACCGGAAAATTCTCAAAAGGGAAGTAAATTAGAGAATTATCAAGAATCACAATCATCCGGTATAACATCACAAACTGATAGTACAGCTGGTACGGTTGAGAGTATTAGAAGTGGATTTAATGGTAAATATTTTAAAAGAAATATGAAAATACATCAATTATCACTAAACGAAGGTGATAAATTGATTCAAGGTAGATTTGGTAATAGTATTAGATTTAGTGGATATATTCATTCAGATAAAACAAACGGAACTGCTTATCCAGCTATTTTAATTAGAAATGGTGAAAGTTCAGAAAACCAAAAGAAAAAAGTATACGATATTGTAAGTGAGGATATTAATGGTGATGGAACTTCAATTCAAATTACATCAGGACCCTATAAAACATTATACACATCTACAATAAATGTTAAAAAAGAAGCAAATGATAACTATCCAAGTTCAGATAACTTAATTGGTGATCAGTTGGTGGCAAATAGTGGTAGGGTAATCTTATCTTCAAAAACAGCTGAAACTTTTTTGTTTAGTAAGAAAAGATTTAGTATATTTACGGATGATAATGTTACAATCGATAGTGAAACTGGATTTAAACTAATTTCACAAAGAGGTGATATATCATTAAGAGCAAAAGGAAATAAAAATATTATATTAGAAGTAAATAGTGGTGCTAAAGTGTATCATGGTTCTCCAAATGCAAAAGAGCAAGCTATTTTAGGTAATAAATTAGTAGATTTAATAAGTCAATTAATAGATGTTATGACAAACGTTCAATATCAAACATATATAGGTCCTACTATTGCAAGTAGTATTTTACCTCAATATAGAACACAATTAACTACTATTAAAACACAATTAAAATCAACTCTTTCTAAAAATAATTACTTAATCTAATGTCTTGGAAACAATTTGAAAAAGAGGTTGCAGAGCAGATGGAAATTGGATTTAAAAGTCCTGATGATTTTGCTAGATTTTTTACAGATAAATACGATGAATGTGTAAAACGAGGTGTAGATTTTATTACATTAAATCCGGTTAGTAAAGGCAATAAAGAGTTGATGTATTCTATGATACAAATTGCAAACTTAACATCAGCAGCTGCTTTAACTCCTTCACTATATGATTTGTATTTTAATATGTTAGGTGATGCGGTTGTGGGATATTGGAGTGGGGCAACATCACAAAAAATATTCATTCCACTAATACCAGCAACCGGTACGTTTGTTAATATAGGTGTTAAAGACAATATTGTAACATTTCCTGGTACATGGCCTAAGGCAAAGGTAAGACCGATGAAAAATGTTAGAGTATTTTTAAAAACATTTACATCATTTGCAAGAATGCATTTGATAACAATTAAAGGGTTATGTACAACCGTTTCATTATATCCACCTCTACCTGGTATTGTGGGTGATGGGGTTATACAATGGACTGGGTATAAAGTAGTAGAGCCTAAAAAGCGATATATTGCAGATGTATCGGATGTATATGAAATTCCTAATGAAACAAGTACTATTTTACATACCTTTGAAAAAGGATTGGAAGTAGATACACAAAAAATAAATGATATTTGGGTATATGCAAAAGATATCAATAATAGAGGTGGGTTTGTTAAAAAAGAATTTATAACTAATAAAACCCCAAATTAGTAAAAAAACAATAATTATATATAGTAAATTACAATTTATGGATCAGAAAGATTTAATTAAGGCGTTAGTAAAAGTTCTAAGAGAAGATATTAAAAAAACTCTAAAGGAAGAAATACGAATAGCGGTTAAAGAGGTGTTAAATGAAACAATTAATGAAACACCAAAACAAAAGGTAAATGAAAATTACCAAATGAAATCAAGAGATGATGGTAGCTATGGTACAATCCAATACGGACAAAGACCTATGATATCTCCATCTGATTTAGGATATGGTGATAATTTTAGAGAATACTCACAGCCTGAAACGGTGGTAGGTGGAACTCAATCGGAGTATGGTTCTTATTTACAAGGACAAGAACAAAGTGGTATTCCATTAGAACATAAATTAGCAATGGCAGCTCAAAGAAATCCAGATGCTACTGCACCTGTATTAAAGGCTTTAAATAGAGATTATTCACAATTAGTTAAAAAATTCAATAAGGGGTAGATATAAGTGGCAATAGAAGTACAAAAATCGTTTGTAATTGATTCTCAGGACAGAAGTGTTGGGATATCATTACCATTGGGTAGTTCAAACAATGGATACTTTGCCGTTAATTATACTACAAAAGACCAGGTTAAAACAAATTTAAGAAACTTAATTTTAACTGAACCTGGTGAAAGGATTGGTAACCCATTATTTGGTACACCACTAAGAAGATTTATTTTTGAACCATATATGGAAGGTGAATTTGAAGAAGGTATTGAAACTGCTATAACAACAGCAATCAATACATATATGCCTTTCATTGGTATTGATTCTATTATATTCGATAAGAGTAATGAAAATAAAGATAAACATTTGGTAAATTTAGAATTAAAATATTCAATAAACTTTTCAGCAATTCCAATTGTTGATACATTAACGGTTAACATATAATATGGCACTGAATCCTAAAGATAAGTCGTGGATATCTAATAAGAAAGATATAAAATATTTAAACAGAGATTTTAGTTCTTTGAGACAATCTCTAATTGAGTTTACTAAAACATATTTTGCTAATACAAATAGTGATTTTAGTGATGCATCTCCTGGTATGATGTTTATAGAACAGGCCGCATATGTGGGTGATGTTTTATCATATTATACCGATGCTCAATTAAAAGAATCATTTATAAATGTAGCATCTGATGTTGGAAATGTGTTTAGGCACGCTCAGAATTTTGGATATGTTCCTAAAATAAGTAGACCAGCAACTACTACATTGACAGTATATCAAGTAGTTCCATCGGTAAACCCATCTAATCCTGAACCTGATAGTAGATATTATCTTAAGATTAAAGAAGGTATGGAAGTGGTTTCATCTACTAATAATAATATAACATTTAGAACTACGGATATAGTTGATTTTGCAGATCCTAATGGTAGAACAATTTCGGTTTTAACAAGAACTGGTACTCAAATAAATCAATTTTTGATTACAAAGGAAGTTCCTGCAATTAGTGCTACGGTGGAAACCTTAAATTTAACAAATTTTAATAATCCATTTAGACCTAATCCAACGTTTACTATTACTGATAATAGATTTATTAAAATTTTATCAATCAAAGATGTAAACGATCAAACATACTATTACGAAGTTCCATATTTGGCACAAGAAATGATATATGTTAAAGAACAAAACGCATCAATTAATAATTCTGTATTATCAGCTAATTCAAATACTACACCTTATATTTTAAAGCAAATCAAAACAAACAAAAGATTTACTACTAGAGTTGTTGGTGAAGAATTAGTACAAGTTAGATTTGGGGCAGCAAGTGAGTTTACGGCAGATGAAATGATTATACCTAATACTAAAAATGTAGGGTTGGGATTAAATAATTCAATTAGTAGATTAGAACAATCCTTTGATCCTTCTAATTTCTTAAAAACATCTACATATGGAATTGCTCCACAAAATGCAGAGTTGGAAATAAAATATTTATCAGGTGGTGGTATTGAATCAAATGTTAAAACAAATGATTTAAGAAGTATTACTAAAGTAGAATTTTTTGAAGACCTATTAAGTTTTGATAATATTAATTCGGTATCATACAACGCAGCAAAAGCATCAATTGCAGTAGATAATTTGATTCCTGCAACGGGTGGTAGAGGATTAGAAACATTAGAAGAAATTAGAGAAAACGCGATTGCAAACTACGCATCTCAAAATAGAGCAGTTACTAAACAAGATTATGAAGTAAGAGCATTATCATTAGAACCATCATTCGGTAGTATTGCAAAAGTATATGTTGAACAAGATTCAGCAGCTGATATAAATCCTACTCAAAATGTATTAAGAGATCCTAAGAGTAGAGATGAGTTTTTAAATATGACAAAATCCTTGATAGGAAAATCAGATGCTGAATTAGAAACGGCTGTTAATAATTTTTTAGAAAGTAAGCAAACTATAAATTCAGAAAATAATCCATTTGCAATTAATATGTATGTTTTATCATATAATTCGGATGGTAAATTGGTGGTAGCAAATAACGCAACTAAACAAAATTTAAAAAGTTATTTAAATGATTTTAGATTGATTACCGATGCAGTAAATATCATCGATGGTTTTGTTATAAATGTAGGTGTAAATTTTGAAATAACAACATATACCAACTATAACAAACAAGAAGTAGTATTAAATTGTATACAATCTATTACTGATTATTTTAATATAAACAATAGAAAGATAGGACAACCAATTAACTTAAGTGAATTAGAATTAGAAATAGCAAATGTAGATGGGG